TTCTAACTCGGTCACGTCTGTGTCCTCTTTGGTTGGGTTTGGGTTTGCTTTGCCCGAGAAGGCTTTGATTGATGTGTTGCGATCAGCACCGGTCGAGCAGATCGTAAATTCACGAATACGGTTTTGACGGAAGATTGTGATTGGACCTTCAAATGATTGACCATTCACAGTGACTGTCTTGCCCTGAGACACTTCTTCGATAGATCCAGGATCAATCATCATCGACATCTGAAACGGGAAACCATCATCAGAGTCCTGAACAATTTCCTGTGCTTTGGCGTTTGTAAGGAAATCACCTGATACATCAATCTTTCCGTTTGTATCCACGGTTTGAACGACACCAATTCGACTTGAGCCGAAGTGTTCTTCAAGTAAGGCTGTCGGCTTATCAATCTCAATCCCATCAAGATCAAACACCACACCTGAGCGCCCCCAATACCAGTGACCATCTACACGCCCACCGGCATAAGCAGTGCCTTTAAATTTCCGTTTCTGCCCTTCCTCGGCTTTGGGTACCTCAATCGCAGAGGCATTAAATAAATACTTCAGCCGTTCTTCATTTGGATCTGGCATTTTTCATGCTCCATAAAAAAACCGCCAATTAAGGCGGTTTTGTTTTCTAAGAATTAATTACTTAGCGATTTGTAAGAATGTGATTTCAAAATTATCCCCATCCCAGAAAGTAATTTCTCCAATCCAATCTAGTTTTGGTGAAAATGTATTTTGGAATTTACTCGCATCTTCGCCACGTTTAACACCTTCAATATTATTTGTACGTGCTATCACGGCTCTAATAGGCATTTTTTGTTCATGTGCAATCAAGAGATTTTCTCTAAATTCTTTATTTCCATGCCCATGCCATCTAGAAATTGAATCACTATAAATTGCTTTTCTATTTTCTGTTCTAAAGAAGTCTTGCCACAAACTCAAAACTAGTTGTTTGTCTTCATTAAAAGCAGAAACAGACCAAACTGTATTCTTCTGGGTAGCACCTAACTTCTTGAAAGCCTCAGTTTTATTCATATTAACCATACTTAGAATCTGTTTAATTTTATCAATTATAATAGTTTCAAAGTATAAACCATTTGCCCTTCAACCGCCTCAATCGAAACCACTTCAAAAGACAATCCCATCGGCATGAAAACACCATTACCGGCATTCAACATATCCAGATCGATACCCAACCCTTTAGCATTCTCAATCTTAATCACGATATCTGAAGCTGTATCAACCATCAGCAACGGCGCATTCAATTGAACTGTCTGCCCCACCTGATAAGCCGCTACTTGATTAAGTGTCGCAACACCCACCACGGTTGAAGCTGTATTGCTTGCTACAGCCTGAATAGCTGCCATATCAGTACTCAGCCAGCGCTTAAGCACATCATCAGCCAGTGAGCTTGTAGCAGAGTTTAAATAACCAGACAGTGCGGCATCATTTCCTTGCACATAGTCTAGAAAGGTACGGATCGCACTTGGCCGAATACTTGGATCAAGTGGAATTACCGTATTGGCTACCGTATCAAACAGGTCCCGAGTCTTATCATCCATCGGAGCAAATAGACTGGTGAGCTTTTTACTTGCTGTCCATTCAGCCTTGATAACTTCCTTCTGCTCGAGTAGATATTCTTTATCCAGACTTGAAGCACTGATTTTCTTATCCACCAGTGATTCAAGTTCACTAAACTGTAGTGGATGAGAACTCCAATCCAAAGCCTCGGCAATTTCAGGCAACTGATCATCAGGTGTAATGCCGTATTTCAATGCCTGCTTCTCTGTTAAAGCTATGCACGTGCATCTACAGCGGAAACCCGTTGGAGGATAATGTGTCAGCCAGAATGGATCATCAATCGGACGGACAGTCCGATTTAAAGCCAAGTGGCTAGGACGTACCCGACTATCATTGATCGCCGAATACATCAGATATGGTCGTTTAGCCTTATTCCGTTGCTGTTGTTGCCACCGTCCATGACCATAAGCGCTCTGGATATTGGTACGGAATACATTGTCCAGGTAATGCTTTGGCAGAATGATTTCAGATTCTTCAATCAGCTTCTGAAAATCCTTGAAAGTACCGCCTTCGGCAATGGATTTATTCACCGCCTTGATGACAGTCTCTATTTGCTCAAGACTCGATAGAAAACTAACCGTAGTTGCCATCTGCCGGGTCTTTAGATCCATTGAGTAGAACTCATCAGGTAGTACGATCTTTTTACTGTGAGCGTACTGAAGTGCCTCAAGGAAGGTAACTAGTTGCATAACTTACTTCCCGTTTTGAGCCGTCACATACCCCAACACATCCGCAGCATATAAAGCCTGGTCTAGATTGGCCGTGAACTGTGTCTGAGTTGCATCAGGTATTAATTGCATCAAGTTATAAGCCAAGCTTTCTGGACCATCAGACTTGAACACCAATTCCTTGACCTGATCCGGTTTCAATAGCTGCAATTCATCCTGGCCATCAGTCAGCTCTTCCACTTCCTGTTGCTCAGGTGAAAGCTTATTTGCAGATGCTTTAAAATTGAATGCCTGCTTTGGCAACGCAGTAAATTGATTAAACTGCTGTGGTGCTGGTTCGGTCAAATCATCATCCTGTAATCCATACTCACGAATGAAGTAGGCATTTGAGAGATTAGCACCTGCATTTTTAAGATGAACATCGCGCTCAGCCTGATCCTTATTCAGTGGTTTGGGTTTCTCACCAAGCATCACCTTGTATTCACCCCACTGATTCAAGGCACACAAAGCATCAACCACAGCCTGTAATGTTGGCGTAACTAATCGAATGTCAGACTTAAGCTTATCCATCCGCACATTTTCATGCACTTGGCCAAGGCTGTAACTCCCCTTTCCATCCGTTCCACTGGTAAGCGTCTGCCCTAATACAACTTTCTGTATCTGGCGAATCAGCTGATTATTGAACGATTCGAATGCTGCACCTGCTGCACCGTTTGTTCCTGGTGCAGATAGGATTTGAACATCATCCTCTATATCAATTGAAAGTACGCTTTGAGCATGAGCATTTAATAGCGCTCGGCTCATATCCTCGGTATCAGTGTCTTTGCACTTACCCAATAGGATTGGCGTTCCAAAACGTTCTAAGAATTTAGCCCAGAATTTGAAGCCATTCTGCTTAAAGAAGAATAACCAATACAGCGTGGCTAATAGTGCCTTACCATATGGCTGTTCGTATGTGGCTTTACGGCGTGTTAAGAAGAATTTGAATGTTTGATCTACCTCATGCTCTGCATTGTTTCCATCCTGACGATAGATTAGCCGACCATCATTCTTAGGCTCAAACCATTGCATTGGCTTTTCACCGATCCACTGCAAACCAATATAACCTTCCGACTTTAGCTCATATACAGCTTCCTGAACCGAGTAACCAAAGAACAGTGCATTCATGGCAGCAGTCGCAATTTCATGGAACCATTCTTTCAGGATGAGATTCAGCTTTTCCGCTTCATCCGTATCATTTGGTTCAATTCGCAACGGTGTTGCTAAAAGTGCATCAATCCGTGTTTCAACTACTTGTGCAATCTCATCATCATCTAGCAATACACGTAATCTATGACGAGTAATACCCGCTTTGCGCAACACTTCATCCGTATCTGGTTGCTTGCCAAAATTCACCAAAAACTGAGTGACTGCTTCTTGAGTGTATAAATTGCCGTAAGACAAAGCCTTTTTTGACGCTTTGTCCTTTTTAGACTTTGCCATATGTTTTCCTTTTAATAGGTTCGACTACCTGCACCTGCGGGTTTTTTCGGAGTTCTAGCTTCATTCAGCTCGTTAAAGGCATCACTACCAGCATCCACCTGGTCATCATGTTTACCATTCGGAAAGTTTCGTAATTCCTCAATGAATGCCTTATTCCAGTCACCACGAAGCATTTTTACATTGCCTACGTTGACTTGAGCTGCAAATGGTTGAGCACGAGTAATCTTGTCACCCGATACCGTTTCGGCCTTTACGTTGAAACCAGATAGTTTTGTAATGAAGTTCTTTGCCTGGGCTTTACCAGCCTGCCCCGGATCTTGAGGTAAGCGAATTGCTACAGACTTACCATCCAACTCCGCAGTTTGCTTAATACGTTTCTCAACGCCGTCCGGTCCAAGCTGTGCATGCTGTACATCCACAATATAGATATAACCATCACGGCTTTTGGCCTCACGTACACCTGCTGTGAAGTCACCTTCATTTTCAGAAGATGCCAGATCCCAGGCACGTACTTGATGGGTAATATCCGCAGGTAATGCATCCACAATTTCAATATGGTCGGGCTTAAAAAAACCACCGGCTGGTGGTGATGGTCGTTGACGATATTGGCCGGCAAAAACATACGGCGCTGCCAGCTCCATTCGTTCAAGCGTTTCAATGTTATGTTTAGCTGGCCAGAGTGCTGAGCCATCATCCTGGATTGCAGAAAGGCATAAGTGTTCCCATTCTTCACCATTACCACCATCTAGTAACCAACCTGCCAAATCCTCTTCATGTAGACGCTGCATGATGACAATAATCGGCGTATCTGGTGAGTTGGTACGAGACTCCAAAGTATTCTGAAACCATTCAATCACGCCTTTACGGATCGTATCGGAACGAGCTTCACTGGCTTTATGTGGGTCATCGATAATGATTGCCCCACCAAATGAATCTCGGAACTTACCTGCACCAAAACCCGTAATGGTACCGCCTGTACCTTGTGAATAGCAGACACCACCTTTTGCAGTGCGCCAGTCATCCTTGGCTTTACTATCCTCACGTAATGCGAAATCAGGAAATACACGTTTGTATGCTTCTTCCTGTACCAAGTTTCGCGTCTGGAAGGCGTTATTGGCTGCGAGTGTCGCTGAGTAGCTGACATGAATAAACTCACTGTCAGGCGCTTTCCCGAAACACCAAGCCATAAAATTAATCACTGCAAGCTCAGTTTTAGAATATCGGGGTGGAATATTGATAATCAGTCGCTTGGTTTCGCCCCGATACACCTTCATTAGTGCATCACAGATCACTCGATGGTGCCAGTTATGCAGCCATTTATATTTACGCCGTTCTTTAAACATATAGCGTGAAAAGAAATACAAATCCTCTTGAGCTTCAATCTGTATGGCTAGTTCACGTGCTGGGTCAGTATTCATCTAAAACCTGCTCCCTTGCTTTCAGGTAGCTATCCGTAGGTACATTCTGATTGATGGTTTCTATTGGCTTACCATCTTTACCGGTGATTTCCTGCTTGGTCACACGACCATCGGTTTCTTGAAAGGCTTGCTTGAGCAGGTTTTGCTTTGCACGTTTGTTCCGACCAGAATCCTCATACATTTTTTGAAGTTCCATAAGGCGAAATGCTTTGTTAGCAATTGCTATATCCTCAATATTTTCCCGGAAATCCTTTCTAGTACGTTCAAACAATTCCTTTAGTTTTTTACTTAAGTTACGTCCAGCCACCTTAGTTGGATCGTAAAGTGCGACCTGCTGCCTGGTGATTTCAATCTTATATTCTTGCTTTACAGCTTCCACTACTTGTTGAGGGGTTTCAAAGCATGCAAGAGACTGAACTATAAACATTTTTACAGGCTCTTTTAATGCTGCCATAAACACCTCTTTGTATAGCTACGTATAGCAAAATAGGTAAAAAAATTTAGCCGATGACACAATTCCCACAACACGCAGCCATACTTTTTTCAGATACAAACGGCGCATTCTTAGCAATTTCAACGAGACGTTTCACCGAATCATCAGCTCCCCATCGTTTAGTTTCACCAAAGAACACTTCCACATCATGGCCAGCCAGGTAATGTTTAGGCAGTCCGGTCATATCGCTATAAATAATCTCACCATCTTCATCACGCTCAACACCGATGTGATATAGCTCATGTTCAATCAACCGGCAGAAGTCACGATCTGAAGCTTGTTCACAATAAGTGGCATCAATGGTGATGAGGTATTGAGGTACAAAGCCGAACCAATCCCGCATCTGCTGTTCCTGGCGTGCTTTCTTCCAGCCACCCTGGTTAAACATGACCTTTTCACACTGGCCCAATACCATCCGTTTTTTCGCTACGGCGGCAGATGAAGCCCATGCGAATGCAAGAAACTCTTCATTGTCGTGAAGTAGCTCAGCTATATGGTCATGATCCGGGTTATGAAGTTCACCACCTAAAGTAAGCCAATTTGTAATGACCCATTCTTTAAGCTCTGGTGCTGGTGCCAAGCGAATAGCTTCCTCTTCCTCAGCTCGATCAATCAGATCCGACGGCGGGAATGGTCTGAATTGTTGTTCCATGTGATGCCTTTAAATCTCGCAGCCATCTTGTGGCAATTGCATAATGAATATCGCTAATCTCAAAACGTATAAACCGATACCCCATTTCTTCAGCATGATCGTATTTGTCGACACTCCACGCCTTATTTGCCAGCTTACCTTTACGGCCACCGGACCATGGACCACCTGCAATTTCAATCAGCATTCGGTATTCAATAAGGTGCAGATCAAAACGCCAATGCTTAGTGCTTTTAAAATGGAAATATTCTTCATACTTGATTTCCATGCGATCCAAGATTTCTTTTAATCGATCGAATGCTTCTAAGTACCGTTCACCAGCTTTTGGTATTGGTCTATTGCGAGGTTTGTTCTTGATTGGTCCTTTGTCAGTTAGGCTCTTATATTGTTTAGGATCCATAATCTGTATCCATTAAAAAACCTCCCGAAGGAGGTTTTATTTGTACGTTTGCCCTATTAGATAGATTATTGAGCTTATAATTAAGATCGCCAATAAAGTTACCAACATTTCAATTTTTGTCATTAGAGAATGCCTTAGCTTCATATCTAATGATAGTTATAAAACTAATTAGTATCTAAAACAATAATAAATAAGAATAATTTTAGTATTCTAGATATTCATTTTATTACAACATCTTTCTAAGATTTTGGATTCGTTGTTTAAGTTCAATCATGATTTCATCAATCGCAATCATTTGATGACGCTTAAGGCCAGAACGACTGAGGTTCTGATACTTAGACAGCTCAGCACTGCAAAATTCTAAGTCTTGTTTAGCTTGTACTTTGTCTGTCATGGGTACCACCTATAAGAAAAAGAAAAGCCCCTCAACATTTCTGCAAGGGGCCTTGATTGCTGTAATACGTCCGGCGATTTAAAAATAAAAAAAACCTGCTTAACTCTCCCAAATTAAGCAGGCCTACCTCACATCATACAACTGTATCTAATAGTTATTATGCTAAAGAATCCTAGCAGAAAATTTACGAATAGAAATGTAATTATTTGTTTGATATAGGGAGAATATCGACTAATAATTAATCACTTAGATTCTTTTAAGCATTCTTAATTAAGTCAAAAAAATGCCCACACCATTGGGGTTGATGTGGGCGAAACCTAAAATCCAAATGTGGAGCTTTTTGAACACTTGGTAAAATAATAAAATATTCTAAACAATCCTAATCGTCAAAGATTTTTTAAGGCTAACTCTCTAATCTTTCAATGGATATTACGATTATATTAATCGGTATTATTTCTTAACTTCTTTCAAGCAATCCCTACATTCTTTTTTGCCTTTGCCAATCTCAATCGCATCATGCAAGCCGGATAAGCAGTATATGAATTGGAGCATACTTTTCTCCTGGCAAAAAAATACCTCCCTAGGACAGGAGGCAGAAACTTGAAAAAGAAACTACAGCGATAGAATCTGGGCTGAATTATATACATAAAAATATTATATGCAAGACCGTATTATTAAATTTAACTTTCAAATAAAAAAAAACTGCTTAGCTGGAGGGCTAAACAGGTAGGATTTAGGTCATCTTTTATTTGTTTTCATAAAGTTCTAAGAATGAACACAAGATATCATTCAGCTATGAAAGGTAAGTATAAGAAATATATACGGAATGTTTTAACATGTAATAATTAAGTTATATTTATTAATAACTTGATCATCATTTAGTCATAAAGATTATTTAATAGCCAAACTTGTTTAATCTGTACGTCCAGCAGGATTTAACTCTGAATCAATCACACTAAAAATATGATGTCTTATTAGTTATACGACAGGCGCTTTATTTTAGACAACAAAAAAGCTCACTATTTAGCAAACTTTCTTATCAATTGGCTTACAGCTTACTTAAATGGTTAGACATATAAGCAAGGTATAGTTTTCTATCTTTAAAATCAGGTATTTCGAAAACCCAGAAGACATAACTCTTGGATCTAAACTTAAATTTTATATTCACAGCTTTTACTTCAATGATTGCATGCTCATTCTGTATCTCTACAAAAAGCTTTAGTGTAAGAGCTAAGAATTTTAATTTATTAACCATTTTATATCTGGAAGGCTCATGTAATCGTAAAGCTTCAGTATATATAATCTCGCACCACCCATACCCATCTTCATCATCCATTAAGTCTCATTTGATTATTTAAAATAGATAACGAGGTCAGGTTATAACACAGAACATTCAACTAAACTGCTTTTATTTCAATTATTAAGGTTACTAGATTTTCACAAGTAATAAAAAAGCCCACCATTTGGCGAGCTTTTAAATCAATCTAGTGCCTTAACGTACACTTCCATCACTATAACATGAATATATCAATATATACCCTGACTTTCAAGCCCCAATTATGCGACTTCTAAACTGATACTTGGTTGCCAGCCGAACCATGCCTAACATCTTGTCTCTAGCCACTGAGAATTCAGATATACCAAGCTGCTTAGCAATGGTCGCCTCCGACTTAAATTCCACATAGAACATAATGACAATCTTGAGCCATTTCTGAACTTTCGAATTTTCATTTTTCATCAGAGCAGTCAGCATATCGCCTACAGCATCAGCATGTGTATCATTAATCTTGCAACGTGGCGCTACACGCTCCCGCTTATCAACACACACCCCATTAACCGTATCGATTAAATGCCCTAAAATACTCGATGCACCCAAACACACATAGTTCTCATCAATCAATAACCATGAACCGTATTGCTCCAAATGCCATTCAATAGGCTGTTCTGCCCAATTAATAGCTACCGAAAAGTGCTTTCTATCAACCATCGCATTCATCCCCAATCCCCTACCATCTTCTCTATCTGCTGAATCGCATGACCTGACTTCACTTGATCTGCACTAAACCTTATTACCTGATAACCCATCATTGTTGCTGCGTTGTATTTTTCCATGTCCCCTAAATACCCTTTGGCCCTGGTATGCCTCCCACCTCCCGGCATCCAGATCCCACCTTCGACCTCTACCAATATCTTTTTGCCTATTAAGTGAAAATCAGCTCTCCATTTACGATCAGGATGAAAATAAAACTCCTGCTCAAAATCGATTTTTAATGCTTTTAATTCTCTGGCCAGCTTTGCTTCAAACTCATTCGGTACTTTTTCGCCTTTAACCTTAGAGCGCATAGATCGCCCTTTCGGTCTGGTGGCTTTAACCATTTTTTTATATTCAGCGATGGAGTAACTGGTCATTCACCCCAAATCCTCAATACAACGGCGCCAATGGCCATGAAAATAAACATTAGAGTTTTATTTAAGTCCTTCACTTATTCACCCCCAAATAACTGTTTGGCTTTACCTGTCAGGTAGTACCTGTACTCTTCGCCATTCTTGGCTTTGGTATACAAAAGACCAATCTGAACAAAGTTTTTTAAATATCGCTGTACTGCACGTTTCGTCACATTTGGCATAACCTGTTGCTGAATTTCAGATGCTGTTGCTACTGGAGTGTTTTTAACAGCCAGTAGGACATCAATTCCGCGAGCTAGCACGGCAGCACTATTCAGTTTTGAAAGTGTCTGGTTCACGCTGCACCACCAAATAAATCGGGTCGAGCAGCAGCTGGATTCATCCATAAGCATTCAATTCGGGTATCAGTACCGCGACCAGATGAAATACGCGCTTTAATCTCTACCTTTTTCCAGCCTTTGAGCATGTCTTCATACAAATCTGATTGGTAACCCGAAAGCATGACCATTCCTTCTAGCTCGAGTAATGTATTGAGTAGATGTAGATGATCTTTATCACCCATTTCATGGCGATAAACGCGGCCATTCTTGGCACCTTCATAACGTGTATCGTGTACATAAGGCGGATCGACATAGTGCAAGGTAGTTGGCGCATCATGATCTTTAAGCACCTGGATTGCTGGCCGGTTCTCAATTAAAACGCCACTTAATCTCTGGCCAATCAAACCCAAGTGCTCTGGATAAGTGGCCCACAATGATTGAGCTGTACCGTACTGGCGCTTGGTATCAATACGAAAACCTGTAATACCTTTGGTTGCACCGGCAGATCCAAAGCCCATCTGAGCACGGATGATCGTACGACGTGCACGTTCTACTGAATCTTCAGTACTGTCCCAACAGTTTTCAAATTCTTCACGGCTGTAAGGCGTTAAAACTAATTGCTCAACCAGCTTTTCTCTCGAGCTAGAATCTCGAAGCACTTCAAATAAATTAACAATGTCGCCATCAAGGTCGTTATAAACCTCAGCGTACGCTCGCGGCTTCTGCAGAAGAACTCCCGCGGCTCCCCCAAACACTTCTGTGTAGCAAGTGTGATTTGGCATTTGAGAAATAATCCAATGAGCAATACGGAACTTTCCACCATGGTACCGAATTAATGGATGATCTAATTTCACGCTGTGCCTCCTACTCGCTGATCCACCCAGTTACACTCGACAATTGTCAATCCACCTTGCTGGAATCGGGACCATAGACGGTCACCCAAATCTTTCTTCAGTTCTTCAAGGGTTAAGTTTGAAATCAGCATGGTCGGCTTCATGCGGTCATAGCGTGCATACAAAACCTTGTGTACCAATTCCCGGCGCTTATCACGGTCATGTAATCCATATTCATCCAGGATTAGCAGGTCGTATTGAGTGAATTCATGAATCACTGATTTCTCAGTTACATCAGGGATTTTTTTATCCCATGCATCCATGATCTTTTGTGCTAGATCTTCACTGGTGATGTATCGCGCATGCTTACCTTTGTTCAGCAATGTACGCGCCGTTGCGCAGCTTAGATGGGTTTTACCAGTACCTGTAGGTCCCACCATCACAAGGTTATTCTTGTGACCACCAATCATGCTTTTTGCGAATGAAACAACCTGATTCAATGCGGTTCGATGTCCAGCATGTTGAACAAAGTAATTTTTAAATCCTGATTCAGCATGACGCTCTGGAAGCATGGCACCTGCAAAGTGTTTCTCACGTACGATGCGATCTACCTCGACCTGTGCTTTTGCAAGTTGGTCTGCATGGAACTCAACCGAGCACTGTGGACACTTGTGATATGGACCAGCTTGAACCATGGCGATGTGATGCTTGTTGCAAAACTCCTGAACTGGTTTCAAGCCAAAAGAAATCGATTGCATTGCGTTCATACGAAGTCCTCCGGAATTTCAACAATTGAATTCACTGGAGCGTGATGTGGTGCTGGCTGATTGTTCCAGGCAGTATTCACGTTTAAACCTGAATTTTGTTTTTCAGAGAAGGCTGGTGCTTTTGGCGTGAATTTGCGTTTGATCCACTTCACAAAGTTTGAATACATTTGGGTGTCTGTAATCAAGCCAGCTTTCAAACGTGGTTCGTAATGAGCGTTCACCTCAAGTAAGATCTGGTTGATCAGGTCTTGAGTCATTGGCATTTCGCCTGCTCGTTGTAACCATGAGTTCAGGGAATGCAAATCTGGTGTCCAGAGATTCAGCACTTGGTCAACAGAATTTTCCTGCGCGTTTTCCTCTTTAAAGTTTTCTTTAAATGTTTCTTTAAGTGTTTCTTTAATAGTGCCCCGTTCAACGGTACTGGTCCCGTCACCTTTCGCGGTACTAGTCCCGTCCTGTTTGGTGGTACTAGTCCCATCACCTTTAAGGGTACTACCCTCATTTGGTACTAGTCCCTTTTCGCGGTACTGGTCAGGGGTGAAAAGGTATTCATTTAGACAGCCTGTTGTTCTCTCAACTTTAATTAAACCCAGCTCTTCTAGTTCGCGAATACATGACATAACCGTATCGCGTTTTTTAATCCCGCAGTACTTTTGAAATTGAGTGATAGCAATTGGATGTGAGGCGCGATCAAACCCTATGGTTTGACGCATGACAAACATTAAACACTTAAATGCCTTGTCGTTTAACTGAGCCATAATCTGGCTATCAATTAACGTGTTAGGCATCTTGGTGTAGCGCTCTTCTTTATTCGACATCGCTTTGCGCTCATTTTTTGGGAAATGAACTACTTGCCCTTGAGGTAGTGGTGGTTCATGTGCTAAATTTGATTTCATGTTCAATTCTTTTCTCCGATCGAATTTGAATTAAAAGCCTGAGTTCTGACCTCAGGCTTTTTTTGTTTCTGTTGTATTGATACAAGCTTGGATTTGTTTATCTAGTTCAGCCAAAACAACATGCATTTGGTGAATTACTTTTGACATATCTTGCACCTCACTTGATGTAATACGGCCGTCAGCCATAATTTCACGAAAAGTACTCATTACATCTCCGCCACGCATGCCAACACATAAAACTTTATCGGTAAGAGCCATATCTCGGCTTTCTGGGATTTGTGGTAGATCAATCGCCACCTTTTCGTGCTCTGCAGCCAAGGCTTGCAAAATACGAAAGTCGCCTGTTAAAGCCATCAACTTAGAAGCCTCAGCAAGTGTTAAATGATGAGTTTCAGTATTTGGGTTGATCTTGCTGTTAAGTACAGCTGGACTTTTAATACCCATGCGCGGTGCTAAAGAAGCCGAACCACCTGGATAATCGCGAACTGTGTTGTACGCTGCATCTGTTATGTTCATTTGATGTGCCTTCGAACGTATTTATTAAACTGTTGCCTTATTACCATTAAGGTGTTTTATAGGATTAGTTGGATACAACCCGAAATGTTGAAGAACCTCTACTTCAGTTACCTTTCCGTTACTGGCCTCAGCCAAAGCCTTACGCAAGCTCTTACGTGGCTCTTTATAACCATAATAAAGATGGGTCCTTATATAACTAACCGTAGTTCCTGCATTTTTGGCATATATTTCAAGCTCATCAGGACTTAATTGCTGAATATATTCTCTAAATTTCATAGATAATTCCTCTCGAATTATCTTGAATATTACCTTTTAGGTAATGCAAATACAACCTTTTTTCTTGTTTACCTTTTAGGTGATAACCGTAAACTTAATAAAAGTAAAAAAATCACTTATTTGGTGATAAAAAACTTTATAAATAGGCATTAATTATGGACAGCAAAACTATTCGTTATCAGAACACTAGATATCTTGTCGAGATGGCGGGTGGTGTATCGAATTTTGCTGAAAAAATTGGAAAAGGACAGTCTCAAACTAGTCAATTTGCTGGTACTAACCCAATCAAGGGAATTGGGAATAAAGTTGCTCGTGAAATTGAAGAAGCTTTTAAAAAGCCTCATGGTTGGTTAGATATTCCTCATAAACTTCATAATGAAACTGTAGCTCTTGACCAGAATGTCTCTGCTCCCATACCTCTAGCTGGCCGCCTAATTCCTGTTATTTCATGGGTTCAAGCTGGAACATGGACAACTGTAGATTCAGTACCTGATGGTACACAGTTTGATGAATGGCTACCTCCTAATCCGAAATGTGGAAAGAATGGCTACGGCCTTAAAGTGGTCGGTGAGTCTATGCTTCCTGACTTCCGTCCAGGCGATAAGATTTATGTAAATCCAGACTTCCAGCCAGATGAATTAAAGACCGGTGATTTAGTGATTATGTCTTGTGAAGGTGAGGCAGAAGCAACTTTCAAAAAATTGATTGTGGAAAGCGGGAATATGTATTTGCAACCGCTGAATCCTGACTGGCCAGAAAAAACTATGCCATTGATAGATGGCTGTAAGCTGGTTGGAAAAGTAGTTGGGTTGTATAGGGATGTTTAAAAAGTAAGTCACAGGTGACTTGAGTAGTAATAAAAAGTCGCTATATGCGGCATGGGTTGCCTGTTTTCACAGGCAAGATAAACAATCTCCTTGCTTTAGTTTTAAATAATGATTTATAGAGGGTATATTGTAATGCAGTTATTAAATTTATCAGTTGATAGAATTATCATTCATCAAATCCATCAAAAAGATAAAGAGGGAAATCCCATCCCTCCTACTCAAAGCCATGAATTTACTGACTTGGAAGAGAAGGCGCTGGCATCGTTTATTAAAAGAGTAACTGATGCGCTCGGTGAAGGCTCTAAAGCAGTAAAAATGGAAATTATTAAAAAAGATAAGAATGATTTGCCTTCTTTAATCGATACAATGATTGATCAAGCAGATGACATATTTGCTGTTTCATCATTTGATATTGCAAAAAAACTATCTGATGCCCAAAGAACAAAAAATATAACTGGTGGAATCGTAGTGATTTTTACAGGAAAGCAAGGTTTCCCAGCAAAAAAATTCTTGGGGGTAATCAAAGCTGAAATTTATAATGGGTATGCAAAAATAGTAGATGAAAAAACAAATAAAATTTCATTAGACTTTATTGAAGAGCTACTTTTAACGCCTTCTTCAAAGCTTTATAAAACAATTGCTTTCTTTGAAAAAGCTGATTATGCAGCACCATGCGATGATCTTAATGATAAATGGCTAGTAATGATTTCAGATAATCAAATAAGCCAATCTGATGGAAAGGCGGCAGCTCAATATTTCTATTCAGATTTTGCTGGATGTGGATATCCCCAAACTAGCGCAAGAACCACAAAGCAATTCTATGAAGCCACTAAAGAGTTTATTACATCTCTTAACTACACAGTTGAAGTGCAAAATGATTTGATAAGCGCTTTAACAACTTACCTTAAAGTAGATAAATCTCCGACTATTGATGCCTCATCTTTTGCTTCAACATACTTTGAGGATCCGAAAGTACAAGATGGTTTTAAGAACTTTCTAGATGAAAAGGGTTTGCCAAATACAGCTTTTACAAAAGACATAGAACACATTAAATCTAAACTTCAAATTCGCAAAGTAGTCTTTAATAATAGCGTTAAAATATTAGCTTCTCCTGAGATTTTTAAAAGTGATGTTATTATTAAATCCTATGAAGGGGATAAAGATGCTTCTGGAATCGCGCAGCAATGGACTCAAATCATTGTAAAAGATAGGATTAACCCTAAAGAATGAATGAAGTTATTTTTTTGGATAAATGGAGATTAGAAAAACCCATGTATGAGGCATGGGGGGATATGGTCGTCTACACTATTAAAAATAAGCTTCAAGATCAACAAATAGATGATCTTGATTCATTCTTTAAAATCCCGGTTAAAGCAAGATTGAAAGCTGAAAACTCACTGTTAGATAAAGCTTTTAGGCGAAATAAATCCTATGATAATCCTTATGATGATATTGAAGATAAAGTAGGCATCAGATTTGTAGTATTACTTACCTCTGATATTGAAATCATTGAAAATATCATACAAGAGAGCTTCATTTGGGATTATGATTTATCTAGGGATTTCAAAGAGGAGCAAGAAAAAGATCCTCTTATTTTTACATACCAGTCTGTGCATTTTATTCTGCGCCCCAAAGAACTAATATCACATAACGGGATTGAAATTCATCCATCAACTCCGTGCGAAGTTCAAATAAGAACATTATTACAGCACGCACATGCGGAATTAACTCATGACGCTATTTATAAATCGAAAAGAATAGCCCAGCCTAAAGTTCATAGAACTGTGGCTAAAAGCATGGCTCTGATTGAAACAACAGATGAGTTCTTTTGTAGAGTGACTACAGAGCTAAATCGTGGCCCTTTGACCGATTTTAAAATAGTAGAAAAACTTGATTCTATGTATATTGCTTTAACCAATCTACACCCAAACCATCAAAAATCATCCTTATCAATTTGGGATGCCTTTGAATCATTTATAGACGAAGAATTAATACCAAACATTCAATTATTTATTAGTAGAAATCCCCACATACCTGAATTAATTAAAGAAAAATATACTAAATATTCTTTTTACCAAGAGAGTATAGTTTTATTTCTTTTCTGGATGCTCAAAAGGCATAAAAATAGTCTATTAAATAACTGGCCTCTTCCATTAGAAAATCTAGAACTACTTGCAAGTGATATTGGTGTTAGCATTTCTATAGATTAAATGCATTCATTCTAATGTGCCCACCCCAACGGTGGGTTTTCTTTTTCCCAAACTCGCTTATAATTCAAAGTCCAATAACAATAAAACTATAACTATGAAGCACATCACGTTTATCACCCTACTCTTATCTTTAGCTTTTACCGGCTGCCAAAAGCAACAAGCTGCTGATGTCGATCTGGATGCAGTGACCACTGCCCTGGAAAAGTCAGACAACATTCTCGGTGTATATATTGAAAAACTAAATTCAGAATTCACGACACAAGATGTGCGGATTAAAATTTTATGCAGAGACTACCCGCGCGAGTATGAAAAAAACTATATGCCTAACTTGTTGAAGCTCTCACCAGGTGAATACTCTGAAGCTGTGCTTCTGGCTGATATGGATTTGATTTTGGATCACTACAAAGAGAAAGATGCTATTCAGTGCTAAAGCTTTCTTACTTCTGAAATATTAAATCTTTATATTGGACTTAAGACCTCTCATGACCGGGTCTGTAATAACAAAGTAAAGCATCACTAACCCGCTATCCGCGGGTTTTTCTTTATGTAAGGTAAGTGTAACCTTGTCTTTAAAGGTTACATTATAACAATTAGTATAAAGATACCTATGATTCATAAATAGAAAGGTAAGTCTCAATGAAATATTTGTTAGGTGCAGCATTGTTAGGATTAGCGATTACTGGCTGTACTTCAAATCCAAAAAACGAAGTGGTGCAAGAAAAAGTTGTGAGCAATACTCCAGCTGAAACTCAGGTAATTAACTTTACTGGTCCAATGGATCTTACAGTTGAATTGAAATCTTCAGATAATTTTGAAACCGCAGAAATGACAGATAATTCTGGCAAGGTCTATCACCTTAAACGAGCTATTTCAGGAAGTGGTATGCGTTTGGCCAATGATGACGGCGTTTCAATTCACTTCAAAGCTGGTGAAGGTATTGTAGAGTTTATGAAAGACAAACCTATCAGTATTACTGAATACAAAAAATAAGATTATTGTTGCAGGATAACCCACCCCAGTGGTGGGTTATCTTTTTATTATATGAAGTAATATTCCTATTTATTAGCCGATGGAATTTCTAAAAATTTTAAGTAAAGTGAGTTAAATTTTTGAATAATTAGTGAGCTAATCAGTTTAAAATTATAATATATGACGCTGTAGTCTAAAAATTGTTTTTTTCACATCTCTCTTAGTACAAACATCGGACTAACTTAATGAATAATATTAACTTTAAGAATTTCGAAGAGGCTGGCCAAGCCATTTTAAAATTCTTATCTCAACGATTTGGATTTAAGTTATGGATGATTACCCGTACCGAAGGTGATGACTGGATCGTGTTACTAAGTGAAGATAATGGCTATAACGTTAAGCCAGGACAAGTATTTCGATGGGCAGATTCTTTCTGCTCACACATGGTACAAAATAATGCGCCCCGCATTGCCCCCTATTCACCTGATATTCAAGTTTACGTAGACGCACCTATAAATCACTTAGTCCCAATTAAAGCCTATATCGGCCAACCTCTGTATAAAGAAGATGGGTCCCTTTTTGGCACTCTCTGTGCAATCGATCCTGAACCTCAATCTAAAACTCTGGTCGAGGAAGCTCCATTATTTGAGCTGCTAGCACAAGTGCTTAGCTATAATATTCAAGCTGAATTAAAAGCCGCTGAGTACATACGTAAAGCTGAACGGTTTGAAATGGAGGCATTGTCCGATCCCATGACTGGCCTTTTTAACCGTCGTGCTTGGGACCAGTTAATTGTATTAGAAGAAAAGCGCTGTAAGCGATATGGTCACCCTGTTGCTATTCTCATGATTGATCTTAATGACCTCAAAATCACCAATGATACTTTGGGGCATGCTGCAGGTGATGAACTCATTCAAAAAATGGCTTTAACCCTCAAAAACACTGTACGCAATAATGATATTGTCGCTCGTTTAGGTGGTGATGAGTTTGCTGTACTCAGTATTGAAACCAACCGAGAAAATGCGGATAAACTTGCAACCAGAATTCAAACTGCTATTGCAAAAGCTGGCATTAGTGCTGCAATTGGTTTTGCAATGCGAAATCCCACATACGGTCTATCAGCAGCTATCATAGAGGCAGATGAAAAAATGTATCAGGATAAAGCCCTAAGCAAATCACCTGAGACTAATTAATAAAAAACGCGAACCCGACGCGGCTCTTGGATCGGGTGGAGAAAAATATGCCTTCAATTGAAGAAAAACGCTTAGCTATTGAGATGGCTGATAAAATCATACAAACACGATTGTCCCATCAATTAACTCAAAATATGAAGGATAATATTCGATCCGGTGAAGTTGAGTACTGGAAAGAAATTTATACTGAATGCTTGAAGATAATTGGTTCAGATAACTAATTTTGACTTTCGGTAAGTCTTGAAACCATCGCCTCTTGATCAGTAATAGTGAGCTGCTTATTATCGAATACATAAGCTTCAGCTATATTTATGTACTCCTGTATCAGTACATGATCATGTGTACCTAAAGACACATATGTTTGATATAGATTCGCCCGAAACTCTTCTCTAGTCATTATTATAATCTCCAAACAACCCATCCCTGTGATGGGTTTTCTTTTGTCTATTAAAACATAAAAAAATAATTAAATGATCTTTATGGTAATAAAAAGATAATTTATTACTTGCATTAAATTACCTTTTAGGTAATATTTATTGCATAGACAACAAAAAGCCCCAGCGTAGCTCGAACTACCTGAGGCCTGACCCACAACCAGCCTGTGAGTGAAATTATTATGAATGCAAAATTGACTCCATACAATAGTTTCAAGGTAACTCTTGTTACTACTGCCTTAACTGTAAGCGCTTTAGCGTTTGCACATCTTGCTGACTTTGGTACTGAACAAGTAGCGCCAATTCAAAAAATTCAATCTGAATATGGCATCGTAGCTTTAAAGATGGTTGACGATCTACGCGGTGAAGCAATCTTGAATCTTGATGGCTTTCGTTTGGAAATCACTTCATTTGAAGTTGAAGCAAACCCGGATGATTATGGTGTACCAGGTTCCGAATTCACAAATATAGAAGTCGTTGAACTAGGTGAAATCAAGGTGTTCGATGCTAATGGCAATCCATATAACGACTTCACTGATCATCAAGATCACCGCGAAATCAATTCAATGATCGCCGGCTACATCATGAAACATCGTCTGGTGGAGGTGCAGTCATGATTTTAAATTCTGCTGATCAAATTTTTGAAGCACTTTTAAATGGCCAGCTAGTCTACTGGTGTGAATGTGGCTCTGATGACTAGTCTCCTCTTGATGATCGAACTCAAATTAATTTTGCAGATCTATATACCGGTTTTCTGCAATTCAAAGCAGATGAGCTACCTGTGATTCCAATGCCGGTGGAGTCTACTTTAAGTCATCGTTATTTCTCTGAATACATCAAGACATTTGAAGGCCTAGAAATCTATCGAGTGGGCAAAAATCGTGTGAGCTATTTTGCTTTACGTGTCAAAAGCTCAGGGATGATTGCTGATTATTTTTGCAACACACTTCTCTACTCCATTCAACCTGATGGCTCACTTAAGAAAATGGATAAATCTGTTACCCCACAATGGATTTTAGATGGTTTGGAAAATGCACGTGTCGCTATGCGCAAGAATAAGCGTCACCAGGCTTTAGAGAGCACTGGCTTCTTTGCATCGGAAGACTATAAGAACTTTAAGCGTAATAACCGTCCTGCAGGAGTACGTTGAGATGGCGATTAATATTATTCCAGCGGACCAGCCGCTACTTGTCCAAGCCATCATCGTGTATCTGTATGCAGATCCAGGCTTGGGTAAAACTTCTATTGGTTTCACCGGCGAAAAAGCTATTTCTTTCGACTTTGACAAAGGTTCTCATCGTACTGGTGAATTGCGTCGCGGTGCTGTGGTTCAGGTCAATCAATGGGCCGATGTCGCTAATCTGACCATGCAGGATCTGGAACCATTCAAGACGATTGTGATTGATACCGTTGGTGCAATGCTTGAAAGCATCAAAACTCATTTAATGCTGAATGCGACCAATAAACAGAAAGATGGCTCTTTGAAACTCAAAGCACAGGGCTTGGCCAACAACATTTTCAAGCAGTATGTGAATACGCTGATTGCTTCAGGCAAAGATGTAGTTTTCATTGCTCATGCTTCAGAAGATCAGAATGGTGACCAAGTAATTTACCGACCAGATCTTGGGGGTAAGAACCGTAATGAGCTATATCGCATTGCAGATGTAATGGGTTACCTGACTACTGTGCAAACAGGCGAAGGTAAACATGAGCGAGTTATCAGCTTTAGACCATGCCCTACTCACCATGCCAAAAATGCAGGTGGTTTGGGTGGTGAAACTGGTGAGGTATGGGTACCTGATTTAAAAGCTAATCCCTCATTCTTAGCTGACCTGATTAAGCAGGCCAAAGATCACATTAACACCATGACACCAGAGCAACTTGCAGCAATCAAAGCTCAAGAAGATTTGGAAAATTACATTCAAAGCTGTGCTGAAGCGCAATACGCAAGTGACTTAAATCAGCTCACTGAATCTATTGATAAGAATCACACGTATTACAAGCAAATGCGCGCAGCTCTGAAAACACGTGCTGAAGAAATGGGATGTCAATTTGATAAAGAACGTGGTGCATGGTGTGAACCTGCTGAGTTTTTTGGGCTTTCAGATCAACAATTAGCTGAATTTCAAGACTTCATTGATGCACGCGGTCTGGATGCAAAAACAGTATGTGAGCACCTAGGTATTGATGCACTAAACCAAATTGAAGCCAGCAAACTGGCAGCGGTACAACAAGAAATTGAACAATTAGCGAAGGAATCAATGGCATGAAAATTTTAAACGGAAAAGAAGCTTTTGAAGCAATGATGGCTGGCCGAAAAATTATGTGCCGCGCCGTTGGTGAATTGATGGATTTCGATGATCTGGATCGTTTCCCGGCAACTATCTTTGCAATGCCTGGCTATGAGTTCTCTATCAAAGTTGAAACTATGGAGTTGGCTGGTATTACGTTTACTAAACCTTTAACGCTTGATGACGTGGTGGAAGGTGAAGAAATCTTCCTGGTTTTCCCTCATTGTGTTGTACACACTCAATTCACTTCACTGTCTGGAAAGTATGTTGAATCTGTACGTTATGGTTTCGCCCAAGCGGATCAGGAAAATGCTGAGTTGCAACTTCAGGCAATTGGTAAACTTCTTGGACGAGACATTCCTTACCCTTTGACGATAGAAAGTCATTACAAGCCTGAAAAGAAACGTCGTAGTCGAAAAGCCAAGGAAGATACTGAACAGCCTGGCATTCCAGCTGGTCCAAGTAATGCTGTACCAAATATTGAGAAGCAGCCAGAGCCAGAGGTAGTTCAGCCTATTGAATCCATAGAGCAAGAAGCCACTGATAATACTGAATCACCAGTTACAGAAACTGAAGAAGATTCAGTTGAAACCGATCCTGTAAAGCTTGTTGAGAAATTCACAGCACAAATTGACCAGTTTACTAAGGCTGATGACGTTCTTTCATTCCGTCACGTATTTTTGGCCAATGGATACTTAGACCAAAAAGATCAACAGCACTTGTGCAAGCTGACTGAAGATAAATTGCTTGAACTGGATCCTGAGCAATACACGCCTAAGGTTGAACCCGAATCAATCGCAGATGAGGTCATTGAAGTCTTGCAACCAAGTTTGATTGATGAAATTGATCAACAAGCCACTAAGGTAGTTAAGGACAAAATCTGTAAAGACATGATGTCAGGTAGCGGTCAATCAAGCTATCCAGTCGATATGCTCTATACACAAAAGAAAAAGATGCTGATTAACCGCATTCAGGAAATGGATTCGATTGAAGCTTTAGAACGTCTAGCGCCGGCAATACCAGCTGCAAAATTCAATCCAGAAGATCACCAGGAACTATTGCAAATTTACGCTGAGCGTAAAACTGCAATGCAACATGCTGATTACAACAGCGAGGCATCATGAGTTATCAATATTCATCAATGACCCGAGTGCTGATTATTCAGCACGGAGGTCGGATCCGGACTTATCGCAATATCAGTCTTATCGGTATTGAAGATTGTATTCAAAACTTTATTTACAGCTGGGGGTACAGATGATCTTCAGAATCAAACAGAAACATGAAGCAGGCTTCAAGCTTTGGTTGGAAAAATTGGGTTATGTGAAAAAAGAACTTGCAGATGGCAGTTCGACTTTTAGTGGGAAAGGCACACGTAAAGCATTGAGCTATGTGTTTTTAAAGAAAGATTTAACAGGTAATGCAGCATGTCAGGTGCTATTTGATGAATATGAAATGCACTTGCGTTGTCCTGATTATTTAGATGTGAAGGTGGCGTGATGGAAGATAACAAATTATGGGCAGTCAATATTCCCGAAGAACCTGATTCAGAAGAAATTTTATATCCTGTTCCATCAAAAGAATTGGGTGAGCAAGTTGTTCAACGTTTGCGTAAAGAGGCTATTGAAGCATTTGAAACAGTTGGTGAATGCATTGCTGAAGCGGTCACCCTTGAGGAATGGGATCTTTCCGCGGATGATCATTCTAAATATTTGGAAGAAAGCCCTAATTGGTGGGATGAAACTACCTTTTTAAATAGTGAGCTGGCGTGATGACTAATATCCAAGTGGCCAACTTTATTATTGGCGAACTACATAAAGAATTGCCTTTTGACCTTATCTTAAACCAGGCAGAAACAGAAGCATTTTTGACATTTGTTGAAGGTTATAAGGGAGATTTACGACTTCCTATGACATGCAAGAGTGAATCAACCATCATTCAAGTCAATAAAGAAAATATAGATGCAATCTACCTCATGCTTTCACCCCATACTGAACAGCATGAAGAACCTGAAAACAGTATCGATCAATTTATTGCTAGTGGTGGATTTGATGAAGCTTTTAAAGATGTGTTTGGACTGCCTGAAACGGTAAAAAAAGTTTAAAGGAGGTTTCTTAATGAGCTTAAAAAGTTTAGCAAATGAAACTGAAGCGAATAAACAAGAAATGCTTCAGCGGTTTCTAAAAGCTCCAGCTGATCAAAACTTTAGTCATGAGGTTGTAGCCATGTACTTGGGTTGTTCACCTTGGACGCTGGCACGTATGCGGTGTGATGGATCTGACTTGCCTTACACCAAAATTGGACGGCGTGTAGCCTATAAGAAAAGTGATGTACTGGCATATGAGAAAAGCCGTACAGTTACCTGTACAGCGCAATATGCATAGTAAAAGGCAGGTTTACCCTGCCTTTATTTGTTTTAGACGTTCATCCCAAACGCTTTCATAATTAAAGCAGTCTATTTTTCCTTGATATACCGCTTCAATCATATTCATAGATGCTTTCAGCTCTTCCATTGGAATTTGTACATAACCGCCAGTGACATCAATGCGTGGCTTTTGTGTATGGTTGAGAAGTCGCTTAGTCACATAGATATTGAAGCGTAGTAGGTTACATATCGTGGCAAAGGTACGTCTGAAATCATGCATTGATACATAGTAGTCCACCTGATCCCCAAGCACTTTTAATGCACGGTCAACCTTAGTTGCATGCATGTTAGCTGCAGTCGGCATTTTAGTTGCTGGGAACACCCAGTCATTTTCTCTTAACAGGTAACGGTCCTTTAAGATCTTCAGTAGATGATCACCTACTGGAAACAGATGGTCCGTACCATTTTTTGTATCTCTAAAAAGTACGGTACCAGTTTTAAAATTGATATCTGACCACTTCAGACCACAAACTTCCTGACGACGGCAACCGGTGTACATCGTAAATAGGATGATGTCTCGGTGAGTATTGGAGCGTGCTGTATTTTCGAGATTCAATTCATCTTGGTAATTCAGGACAGCGTTATAATATTTGTGAATAACATCTTTATGTAGATGCCGCTCTCGACGTTCAAGTGTATTCCAGCCTTTGGTAACCGAAATAATATCAACCGGATTAGATTTTAGGATTGGAGCTTCGTCCGATGAATAAAGCACATGGATGTATTTCCACAATGTACCCAGTAGTGAAATAGCTCCATTTGCGGATGATTTACTGAGTTCCGAAACTGTCAGGAACTTATCCAGTACTTCATTTTTAGTAATCTCAAATAGTTTTCGATTTGACCAGCCTAAATATAGGTCAAAATATTTATTATATTGACGTATAGTTTTAGGTTTAAAGTCATTGCGCTTGATATAGATATCCAGTGCCTGACTTACTGTGATATCCAGTGGATTTTCAGCGGCCTTCCCTTTTACTGGTTTCTGGTATTCCCCATTAGCAATTTGAGCCAAAATCATTTGTGCTTTGGCACGTGCAGCGATTGCAGATATTTCATTGGTCTTACCGAGTACGACTCGGTAAAGCTTCCCTGCATGACGGCGCTCCACAATATAAGATTTAGATTTGGTGGTAGCTCGGACAGCGAATCCGATTAACTCCTGGTCACGGTATATCTTTTGACCAGAATCACACAATGAGATAGCATCAACATTGGACTTGTTGAGTTTCATAATTTGATCATCAAAATTTTAGCTCGCAATGATTAAATCATGTTTCTCAACAGTCTACAAATAGTCTACAAGTCAAACTTTTAAGCAATAAAACACCCTTAAAAATCACTATAAATAATTGTTTTTATTTAATTTAATGAATTAACAAACCCCACAAGTATGCTATAACAGAAATAGAATCCGCCAAGTCGCGACTGGATGGGAAGATTGAGCATTAAAATAGGCTTACCTAATGATTTATAAACTTAAAAGATTTAAGAATGAATCACATTGTATTCGTTTGTCTTCATCTCGGCTCAACAATCTATAAAGTTTATTTTTTGTAAATTCTTAGATTTTACGAAATTACTTTTACAAAATTTTATCCAATTTTTAGTTAATTAAATCATTGTCATACCTCAAATAATGCCAGAAGCTTCTAATTATCAATAAGAATATCCACCTTATTTCATTAACATTTGATACTTGGTATATTTTTATGAGCTTTTGGTTCATTACAGCTTTAGATTAACAAGTACCCAAAAGATAACACTTCATAAAAAACCTCCCAAAGGAGGTTTAATTACAAAGTATGGGCCAATACGTAGATGACTGTACTAATAATTACGATAGCCAATAAAGTTATCAATATTTCAAGCTTAGTCATTAAAGGACACTCTGTCTTCTTATTGCTTATATTGTAGCCTATCTTAACACTCAATCCTAAATATAAAGGGTTACTAGAAATTTTAAAATATTTGCACTTTATTAATTCAGATTAAATCTAATGAATCCAGTTAATTATATTTTCTATCATTAAATCGACAGACGATATACTTCAATATGCAATCTTTAAAAATATGCAATCTTTAAAAATTTGACTTTCATTATTCACACTGATCATTTTCATCAAAATCATTGAACCACGCACAAAGATTTATCATTATTAATTTCTATTGAATATTTAATGATATTTTTTAGCTTCTAATAGACCAGCCCTGACTTCACCTTAAGAAACAGGGTAACTTTATATCCAAATACATGTAGCCCTGCTCTACTAAAACTATTTAATTTCTTTCAAGCAATCGCGACATAACTTAATTTCTTCGCTATCAGCCGTACATTCAAACTCAATCGTACTATGTAGGCCAAATAAGCAAAGTACGAACTGGAACATATCGATCTCCTTGCTTTAGTGCCCCCCCTATTTCAAAATATAAGGGGAATGATCCCTAGAATTTAAAAATCTCATCTAACTATAGAAATTAATATAAAATTAAACAAATCAATCCCTGATTACCATTTTATAGTCCTTAGCCAAATATTTTCTCTTTAAACTATTTAAAGATAACTTCTGAATAGATTCATTTAAGTATAGGAAATATATACTAATAGTTCTTACCCGTTAGTTTTATGTTTCTTTAAGTACTTGTTAAACTAGTTGAGGACTTCTCATAAATATATAAATTACCTAGAAAGCTACTAATTGCAAAATCAACAAATACTCAGCCTAGTCGTTTCTTCAGTTAAACAAGGCCAAGGATTAATTTAGCCAATATTTGCATTTGATTGTTATTTTTCCTTTCTAAATAGTCGAAGACCTCACTCATTTGTGAGGTCTTTTATTAATTTATTCAGGGGTATTTGATGCCTTAGATTCTGTCTCCGCTTCGTGATGAGAACAGTTTTTTGCATTTCCCTTTTTGTATTTAGCCTTTTTATAACAATATCCAGCCAATACGCCTGCGCCAATCAATGTTAGTAATTTCATTGCTCACCTCAATAGATTAGAAATAACAACCTCTATAGGTATCATCTATATGGATTGCATTCCAAAGCTATTTGGAAAGTTTTTTTAAATGAAAGGTTAATTTATGTGTATAAAATAAAAAAGCCCACATTCTTGTGAGCTTTCCCCTTAACCATTTTGCGCTGATTTAGAATCGTTGATAAAACATACAACGATCAAACAATAGACAATCTATAAAAAATATAAATATATATACAAATTAAATATATATCCATATTAAATAAGTCTGAAATTTAATTATTGCAACAAATAATCAAACCAGCAACTTAGTTCTGAAGGTAATAAAAACCACCCGAAGGTGGCTTAAATTTGTTCTATTCTTATTAGAAAAACTATTTTTATTATTGAGTCTTCGACTCTCCCCATAGCTTTTCATTATTTTTACGACCAATAGGAATCTAGCGTGCCATCACCTCATCAGGGACTCTCCGTTGCAGATCTATAGTCAATAAACCATTATCATAATCTGCCTGCTGAACCTCTACATGTTCATCCAGGCGTAACGATAACTTAAATGAACGGCTTGCGATTCCCTTATATAAATATTCAACGTTTGGATCGTTTTCTTCTACTACTTTACCAGTTATAGTCAGTACCTTGTTTTCCAAATTAATCTCGAGTTGATCCTGATTAAATCCTGCAGTTGCAACAGAAATACGATAATTATTATCTCCTGTTTTTTCAATATTATAGTGGGGGTAATTTGGCGTATCGCTTTGTAATGCAAAATCGAATAGATCACTTAAGTGGTCAAAACCAATACTCCGACGGAATAGTGGTGATAAACGGCTTTGTTGCACAAACCTAGCCTATAAGGTTTATTCAGTCCTATAATTTCAAAATGAATAAACATACTCCTAAAACTTATCGTACAACCAACTGGTCTTCCTATAATCGCGCTCTCATTAATCGGGGCAACATTTCCATTTGGTTTGATCCAAACACTCAGTGGTATGCACAACCACAAGACAAGCAAGGTCGAAATCAAACTTACTCCGATAAGGCTATTCAATGCTGTTTAATGATCAAATCTTTATTTAGACTCTCTTTACGCATGGTCACAGGTTTTGTTCAAAGTCTGATTAAACTTTGTGGATTAAATTGGACCGCACCAGATTACAGTACGCTTTGTCGAAGACAAAAGCATATTAATATTGCGATTAGCTATCAAAAAAGTAGTGATGGGCTACATCTACTCGTCGACTCAACTGGCTTAAAGTTTCTAGGTGAAGGTGAGTGGAAACGTAAGAAACATGGACCTGAATATCGTCGCCAATGGCGTAAGCTTCATATTGGCATCGATGCTGAAACCTTGCAAATACGTGCAGTACAGCTTACTACAAATAATGTGAGCGATTCGCAAGTACTCGGTGATTTACTTGCTCAAATTCCCTTAGATGAACGAATTGATTCGGTCTATACCGATGGTGCTTATGACACGAAGCACTGCAGACAAGTCATTCTAGATCGAGATGCACATGCGGTCATTCCGCCAAGAAAAAATGCAAAACCATGGAAAGATCAGAAATTGAGATCTTTAGAGCGGAATGAGTTACTGAAAACAGTTAAACGTTTAGGAAGAACGCTTTGGAAAAAATGGTCTGGTTATCATCGTCGAAGTTTAGTTGAAACCAAGATGCATTGCATCAAACTATTAGGTGATAAATTAACAGCAAGGAGTTTTTCTAGTCAGGTGAATGAGATTCATGCACGCATAGCCGTATTGAACAAATTTACAGAATTAGGTCGTCCTCATACCCAAGTTGTCACTTGAATTCTGTTCAAATGAGCAGAGTGTTGTCTTTTAAATCTTTGTGCAACAAAGCCGTGATAAACTGAAATTACTCATCGTAACACCCTCCTGATTTTATCAACCAGCTGAGACTTCATTATCGATTTTGATAATAGAGTAAGAAGCAATATCTGGATTGCTATCTTATTTATCAGGGTACATGCAGGTATTTTTAACGGCAGAAATAAATGAAAATACATTTCTTGCCCTATTTATATTTTTCCCGGCACATTTAGAAAAAATTAAATTTAAGTGAGTATTTAAAACATCGTTTTTTTCTTAGGAAAGGCAAAAAATTAATATTTTTTTATAAAAAAACCGCACCTTGGGGAAGATGCGGATAAAACTCGGTATTTAATCAAGTGTGGAGCTTTTTGAACACCTAGTAAAATAATCAAGATTCAAGAAACTGTCAATAAAATATTTAACTAAAATCTTAATTGATAGAGATAAAATTTTCTCTCTAGCGGGTTTTATGAGCTTCTATTTAATTAGACTCAATCGTTATTGTCACCTACCTCGCCCCCATGGACGTGATGATCAATTTCAGTTGCACCCTTCAAAGCCAATAAACAAAATATAAGGTTTAGCATAATTTTTCTTCCTATGAATAAGTTTATGGGAATGTTTAAGTATTTTCCTCTTTTAACTGCCTTGATTTAAATATCATCTTATTAAAAATTAAATAAGATCATTTACATCACATTAAGAATTTCCTGAATCTAAGAAAATTTGAGGAATCTACTTAACAATATTGTTCCAGCAATTAAGCCGAGAACTCTTTTAATAAAAATCGCTTTACTGTCTCATCAAAATCCGGATTTGCGAGAATTGGCTGATTATTTTTAATAACTTGATAGCAACAGCTTGCAGCCACACCTACACCTAATAATGTCAACAATTTCATTGTTCACCTCAGATACTAAAAAGTTAAACTTAAACTATCATTCAAAATTGTAGCCTTCCAACTTAGTTTTGATGATTTTATGTTCTGTATGTAATTGAATGTAGGTAAGATAAATGGTGTTGGGTAAAAAATATACAGTTAAGTAAACATTGTAATTAACCTACTGTCTTGCACCACAGTTTTGTCAAAAAGGTCAATTCAGGTTAATTATGACTTAAATTACTTCTGTTTAATTATGTTCTTATTCTAATAAAAATAAAATAACAGGCATCCGGCATACTAGGTCTGAGTGCATTACATAACCAATTTCTTAAAGAGTAAAATATTTATATTTCATGTTTAATACTGAGTGGAAAGTTATTCCAAACCTGCAAAAAGTGTAATTACGTTTTTAAGTGGTTTTGTGTCTATATTCATCTTATCTTAATTTTTATTACAGATAAAAATTAGAATGTAGAGGTCAATTATGTGCTCAAACTATGAGTTTCCTTCGAAACAACGCTTGTCTTTACTCGACATTCATGAAGAGCAGCTAGAATTAGAAATTAAATCTCATGTCTATCCACTTGCACCTGCTCCTATCATTATGCGTGGCACGGAAAATTTTGAACTCGATATTGCCCATTTTGGACTAATCCCTTCCTGGGCAAAAGAATTAAAATTTGGTCGTCACACCTACAATGCACGTACTGAAACAGTTGCCAGCAAACCCAGTTTTCGGCATGCCTGGGTAAAAAACCAATTTGCATTGGTGCCTGTAGATGTGTTCTATGAACCTAAATATATAGAGGGAAATTCACATTGGTTTGGAATTTCACATGCAGATGGTAACCCTTTTACTGTTGCTGCAATTTATGATGATGCCCATATTGATGGCAAGAGAATCAGATCTTTTTCAATGTTGACCATGAACGCAGATAAACATCCATTTATGAAACACTTTCACCGTCCAGACGATGAAAAGCGTTCGATTATTGTCATCCCAGAAGAATTGCGCTATGACTGGTTGCACTGTAGTCATGAAGAAGCCAATGATTTTTTTATTGAAATGAAAGACGAATTTGTTGCCAAGCCTCAGAATAAAGAAAATTTATTAGATAAGAAAAATTAA